ATGCGTCATGTGTTAAAGATCCTAAACTATTTCAGTCAAACCATGGTAATGCCTATACAGGTGTACAAAGAAGGTGACAACTATATTGCATGGGACGGACAACACACCAGTATTGCACTTTTTCTTATTCTTACAAAAGTGTTTGGCGAGCGACAAGCAGGCACAATGATTCCTGTCAACATTTATCCAGTTAAACAAAAACTAGAAATTCGTAGGAACTTTATTTTGTTAAATGGTGATGCCAAAGAAAAATTAGATTTTATCGATACATATCGTCAGATGGTGTACGGTGCTATCATCGATAACAGTGACGATCCAATTTGGCAAGACACTGCAAAAATTAATGACTTGCTCAAAGACGCAGGTCTATTTGCCACACACGAAAAGTTTGGTGATGACAGAGAGCCAGGTGCATTTACATTGTTGGCCGATACTATCATGACCAAGAAATTAGAAAAACGTAAAGATGTCGATGTTACTCGTATGTTTGCCAAGTATTGGGTTTATATAAACGAAGAACGTCCAGTGCAGGCAAAAGAGGCTAGGATGCTTTATGAATACTTTGATGCTTGTTTTAAAGACGGCATTAAAATAGATGACAAATATCTTTTAGACTTTGCGTTGTTTTGTAAAGAATACTTTGAAGCCAATTGGAGTGAAACAGGATCGTTCTGGAGTAAAACAAAACTGTCATATGAAACTTGGTATAAAAAAGCCAACCCAGAAGAATTTGAAGAAAATGGAGTGAAAGGATTTACCACAGAACCACGTTTTGGTATTCCATTTCTAATTGCCCAACTTAAAAAGAGTACCAAACTCAAGACACCCAAGTACAAACATCTTTATGCAGTTGATAAAAAGGATCTTTGGTAATGATTAGAAATGCAGATAAAGACAAGTTCAAAAGTTCTGCGGTATTGACAGAACAACAACTTAAAGGAAAAACTTGTATGTTACAGGATTGTGATAACAAGTTGAGTATGTATGAAGGTCCTGGCAGTCAAGTATTGTGCAGAGAGCATCAATTGGAATGTGTAGAATATGGCGGTATGGGTAAGGCAGAACGACCACACACGTTCTACAGAGGTTGGGATTGTGTAAAATGTGGATATGATCCTAGAACAGACGAATTAAGATTTGGACACATTGATGATGAATATCACAAGTTAAGAGCCATGCGTGGAGTGATGCATGGTGATCATATACACCTAAAAAGTCGAGGTGGAAACGACTCCAAAAGCAACATACAAACCCTGTGTGTACTGTGTCATATGGCAAAAACCTATGGTGAAAAGGACTATTTGGGCTCAAAAAAGTTATCCACAGACTAGAAACCCGCATAGAATGGGACTTCTTTAATCACATTTTTGGTTGACTTTTTGGTACGTCAGAATGTATAATAATACTATAACAAGGCAACAACAGAGAGGCACAAAATGGCATACGTAATATACAGAACAGACACAACAGAAATAGTAAGCGAAAAACAATATGCTTACTCGGGACAAATCCACAGAGAACTAGGACACGCAAAAGCATCTTTAACTAGAATTAAGAAGAAATTTGCAGAAGGTTTTGCTAAAAGAGAACCATACTCAACTTTCAGATTTGAAGGTTTAGGTTTACACGAAAATGGTAAAACTGGTAGACAAGCAGAAGGTGAATTGACTGGTGAAATGGTTGAAATGAAGATTGTAGATTTGGACACTTACAGAAAGTCAATTGAAGCCACTGAAGTTGTTTACAGCATACACGATGCAGATAGAAAAAATCCTATTAAACAATCAGTAAACACTCCGCACTTTTTATCACCAAGTTCAGAAACATATTGGAGTATGTAATGGATATAGAGAGTGGAGAAAAATACTTAAACAAAATAATGAATCAATTTAACAAACACACACAGGAAAAGGAAGGAAACACTATGTTAAAAGAAGATGTAAAACAAGTTGTAAAATTTGTAAACGCAAAAGTAGAACCCAGCAAGATATGGTATAACGCCACAACAGTTGCCGTGAAGGCAGTTGACGATTACATGAAGGACAAAGAAGAAGCCATGTACTGTGGTTTCGCTAATGTTTCAATACACCCAGCCAGAGGAAAATTGGTTAGTTGGTTTAAGAAGTTTGGTATTGGATCAAGCGGATCAAGAGGATACAGAATAAGTTACTACGATATCATGCCAAAAGACCACCAGTATAGACATACTCAGTCAATGGATATCAAAGAAGTGGCTTGTGATGCCTTCGCTAAAGTGTTAGAAAACCAGTATGGTTTAACTTGTTACAGTGAAAGCAGAGCAGACTAATTGGTTGACATTTTGGTCATCAGAAACTATAATATTAATATAAGGCAAACAAACTAAGGCAACAAAAAGGGCACATATGAAAAACACAATATACTTACTAGAAGGCACTTACAGAAACAAAACTGTAGAAAATCAAACTTTCAACTTGGTAAAAGGATATCAACCACATCCACACAAAGAAGGTGGATTCATCACTGTTAAGATCGATGATGTTGAAAAGTACCCAGGTGCTACAAAAAATCAAATCAGAATAAATGTTGAGAATGAGAATCAATTGAGAGACTCTGCTCCAGAACAACCCAAAGAAGAATCGGATGCTGAAACTGTGGAAAGAATGAGACAACGTTTCGACATATTAACAGACATGACCAAAGCCACTAAAAGAGGTGATGTGAGAGCAATGATTGTTAGTGGCCCTCCAGGCGTAGGTAAATCACACGGTGTTGAGCAAGTGCTTGATAGATATGGTGTTGTTAGCACATTGGGTAACACAAGACCAAAATATGAAGTTGTAAAAGGTGCAATGTCTCCAATAGGATTATATTGTAAATTGTATAATTTTTCAGATGCTGACAATGTGTTGGTGTTCGATGACTGTGATTCTATCTTGTTGGACGATTTAAGTTTGAACATATTAAAAGCGGCTTTGGATTCTAAAAAGACTAGAAAAATTTGTTGGAACACAGACTCGCATATGTTGAGAAGAGAGGGTGTGCCAGATACTTTTGATTTTGCTGGTTCAGTGATCTTTATCACAAACATTAAATTCGACAATGTAAAAAGTAAAAAGTTGAGAGATCACCTAGAGGCATTGGAATCAAGATGTCATTATATTGATCTTACAATTGACACAATTAGAGAGAAGATCCTAAGAATTAAACAGATAGTTCAGGATGGTATGTTGAAATCGTATGCTTTACCTACTGAAACTGAAGATTCAATTGTGTCTTTTGTGGATGAAAATAAAAGACAGTTGAGAGAAATCAGTTTGAGAACTGTGTTGAAAATTGCTGATTTGGCAAAAGCCTTTCCAGAAAATTGGAAAGATATGGCTAAAAGCACAGTGTTAAAACCAGTATAGGAGATTGACAATTATGGTAAAAGATAATAAAATTAGTACAATGAAAAAAGCAAAAAGAAACAAATTGGAACGGAAATTGGACGAGTACAACCACACAATGGAATTGATTAGAACAATCGTTCCTATTGCGGTATTATGTCTACAAATATACATTTTGGTAAAACTGATATGAGAACACAACCGCAAGACATTATTGCTAAACTAGAAGCAGACAACAGTAGATTGGCTAAAGAAAAGATTCTGTTAGATGCTATGAATGAAGGCTTGGATGAATTTTTCGAAGGCTTGAAGATGTGTTTGGACAAATTGTACACTTTTGGCGTCAAGCAGGTGCCCACAAAAGATGAAGTGATATCTGGACAAGGTTGTAAATGGGAAGTTTTTAAAGAACTTGCTGAAAAATTACATGCAAGAGAACTCACAGGACATGCGGCAAGAGATGCCATTGAACTGGTGATGAGCTCAGCAACTGCTGAACAATGGAATGGATTTTACAGAAGAATATTAATTAAAGATTTAAGATGTGGAGTTTCAGAAAAAACTGTGAACTCTGTGGCTAAAAAGAATAAGTTTGGCAAGTACATGGTGCCCGTGTTTACTTGCCAACTTGCCCATGATTCAACAAACCATGAAAAGAAGTTGGTGGGTAAGAAGATGTTGGAAGTAAAACTGGATGGTGTTAGAGTGGTTACTATTGTGTATCCAGATGGCAAAGTGGATATGTTCAGTCGTAATGGAAAAGAGTTCTCAAACTTTGGACACATACAAGAACAAATATCCAATGTTGTTAAAGCAAGTCCTCCACCATATCCTGTGGTATTAGATGGTGAAGTGATGAGTGAAAACTTTCAGGACTTGATGAAACAGGTACACAGAAAAAGTGGAGGCACAGCCAAAGACGCAGTGCTTCATTTGTTTGATTTTTTACCATTAGAAGATTTTAAAAAAGGTGCCTGGGACAAAAGCCAAACATTGAGAACACAGATGTTGAAAGCATGGTATGAACAGCACAAAACCAATTTAAACGCCGTTACAGTGCTGGACCATGAAATTGTGAACTTAGACACACCTGAAGGTCAAAAGACGTACACAGAGGTGAATAAGAGGGCAGTAGAGGGTGGTTATGAGGGTATTATGATCAAAGATACCAGTGCTCCATACGAATGCAAAAGAAGTCATGCTTGGTTGAAATTGAAGCCATTCATTGAAGTCAGTTTGACTGTGAAAGCCACAGAAGAAGGCACAGGTAGGAATGTAGGCAAACTGGGTGCATTAATTTGTGAAGGTTTAGATGATGGCAAATTGATTAAAACCAATGTGGGATCTGGACTATCAGATGACAACAGAGATGAATTTTGGAAACACAAGGATCAATTGATTGGTCAAATTGTGGAAGTGAGAGCAGATGCTGTCACAAAGAATCAAGACAGTGAAACAGAATACTCATTGAGATTTCCAAGATTTATGAGATTCAGAGGATTTGAAATAGGGGAGAAAATATAATGCCAGGTAAATGGGACGGTAAATCTAGACCTGTCAACGATGCGTACAGGAACAACTACGATGACATCTTCAAGAAGAAAGAAAAGAAGAAGAAGACTTGTCCTTGTGGAAGGTCACCTATTGCATTGTGCATTGGTTGGCATTCTCTGTCTGAAAGTGAATACAAAACAAAATTAAAGGCTTGGAAAGAACATCATAACAAAAAGGAGAAATAATGGACATTTGGGTTAATCCAAAAATAGAAGAAAACTTAAGAAAAGAAGGCTGGGATATTCCAGTGAGACCAAAGCAAGGACCAATTTTTTATAATGGCACAGAGGTTGGGATAAGTGATAATTTTATAGGTTTACGTATAAGAGATCACCATACAGATGCAATTAAATTTTGTGTTAAAAATGAATCAAGGTTAAATCTATGTTTATGGAATATACCAGACAATGTCAGTTCAAGTGCCTAGGAAGAATAAAGTGATAGCAGTAGGATACGAAAATATAAATCTTAAAGGCTACGATGGCCCGCCATACAGTTATTCCGTAAAAGTGAATGGAAAATTAAAACAGATGAGTGGGTTTGATGAAGAACACATAAAGAATCAACTGTATCCTAAAACAGCCACAATGATTAGAAAGATTAAAGATGTATAATGATTTTAAGGATCAATGGTAATATAGATGGCTAAAAAGAAATACAATGCATACGATCATATGGCTCAATTAGGTAAAGTGACTGGATTACTAGAAGCACAGGCTAAAATTCAAACTCAATTGATTAAAGAACAAAAAAAGTTAAAATTATTACAACAA